GTATCTCTAGCGAAAGACTCAACTAAGGTTGAACTACCGGCTTCTTTTAAATAAGACGGAAGAACTAGTTCGTCGTCATCATCAAGATAATCTAGTAACCCCGCTAACATAGCACGTATAGCGCTACCTATAATTAAGTGGTACGCAAAAGGGCCTGTGAGCATACCTAGAGAAAGCTCACCAGTAGACAGGCCCGCCGTAGTTACTAGTCCATCCATAAGAGGTACCCATACATGCCAAGCCATTAAACCTTTTATAAACTCCGCATTACTTATACGTCCCGCGGCTTTGTTTTTCCATAGCCGAATATACCTATCCAAATACTGCCCCTGCGTTCTCTGAAATTTCACCGTCAAAGACGACAACCAATCCGAACGATTATAAGCAACGGGCGCTTTACCATAATCCATAGATTGCTGGGTTTCTTCTACCGTAAGCACACCCGCCTTTACCGCATTAGCTATATCTTGAGCTGTAGGCTCTCCTTTAATCTTGCTCATTTCATATCGATACTTAGTCATACCGACTAAGATAGACGCTACTTTATCTCCGTACTTAGGCATCGCAGTAAACATATTATGTAAAAAATGCGAAACCTTATTTGGCGGTACCCCCTTCTGTTCAAATTCTTTTATAAAGCTTACCGCCATATCAAAGGCCCCGTTGAAACGATTTTGTAGAGCTTTAGTTTGCGTCAGCCTTTTTAACTCACCCGAAGCTATATACTGAGGCATCATAGCAATCGTTTGAGCTAAACTTAGCGGGTTGACCCCTTCTATATCCATAGCACCCGCCACACCTGTTAACTGTCGGATAAAATTCTTAGGCGTGGCTACTTGGTTACGAGCATATATACCCATCAACCTAAAAGCCACCCCCATTGCCCGCCTATCCGCTGTCCTATTAAATCCGCCATTAACTAAATTCTTTAAGTGTTCATCAATAACAGGCTTATACGATGCGGGCATTTTACTATTAAAAATCTGTGCTATACGTGGGTTGTTAAAGACCTGTTCTATATCCGTAGTGTAATCAGCGTATGAAATAAAATGCACCATATCTATAGCATAAAAAGACATCGCCTCAAATAAGTCGGGTATCTTAAATACTTGTTTACTTCCGGTCTTAGATTTTAAAGCCCCGACTGCGGTTGGGTCTGCTTTAGTAAAATCACCGTTTTGCATGGCTTGTATGATAGAAGTATTATCTGCGAAACCGCCTTCTTCTGCGCTCTGCGCCAGAAAACGAGAAGTCATAATATAATTGTCCACCCTACGGAAAGGCCGACCTGTTAGCCTCTCAAAAATAGGCGCTATCTGGTCCGCGAACCAATCTAAAGTCTCACGCATACTATCCATAAAAGCGTAGTCTTGTTCGGTAAATCTCACATTCTCGCCATTCGTAAAACTTTCTACCCAATTTTCGTCGTAGCCTTGGGTCTTTAAATCCTCTGAAATCCCGGACATTTTAGTCATTAAAAATAAAGACATAGCCTGGGCCCGTGATAAATTTCTGACCGTTCCGTCTTGAAAAGGTACGTCTATAAAATCCTGCGTCCGTGACTCTAGCCAGATATTATTTGCTTTGGGTCCGTATATTTCTTTTAACTTGTCGTCAATACGTTCTCTGACTTCTTGTTGAAGCGTCATCTTAGTCATATATGGCCTATCCGGATTAAAAGCTTGAGCCATTGGCCCTTGTCCTGCTTTGGCCCCCGAGTCTTTATCAAGAGACTCAAGTATAGTTTTAAAAGACGTACTCCACGGGGTAAACAAACCCCCCTTCTTTGACTTCTTCTTTACCCGAGCAAAAGCTTCATCTAACTCGTTAAAGTTTTTTCCTTTTAATATTTGTTGTTCTAGCGTATCTGTTATACTGGTAATTCTATCTAAACGTGCTTGCTTTATTTTCTGATATCTATCAAAACGATTAGTATAATAGGCTTCTAAAACCTCTACAGCTCTTCGGGCGGCACCTTTGTCTGACTCAGCATTAGCTAAATCATACACCGCTTGCTCAACACTAGCTCTTACCGTCTTCTCGGGAGTGTCCGGAATTATATCAGAACCAAATTCTAAAGGCACCCTGCCACTAAATACACGACTTAAATGCTCACCAAAAACTTGAGTATTAGGGTCCACATTCTTCTTTTTAGTAGCCATGCTATCTATTATTCGTCGTCCTAACGCCTGGTAGTCCTTAACCGCATCCGCATTTATAAGAGTGTTTATATCGGATATAATAGCCCCTATCCGCGCGTTAAATTGCGAAGGGGTACGTAATGTCAAAGTAGACCTTAACATTCGCATAGCGGCTTTCTGGGGGAGATTTGAGCCCTTTAAGAGAGACCGTATTGATTTTTGTATCTCTTTAATATCCCCTATGGTAGCTTTTTTACCCGCGGAGAAACCTTTAATATAGTTTCTTAATTGTCTACGAGTAGCTGTCCTATTCTGGTATGACGTTAACGCTACCTTACCATCAAGGCCGTTCTTTAATTGCTGTAACGCTTTAAGTTTATGTTCCGCTCTGGTTAATTCTTGAAGCAAATTATCTACCTCTGCTTGCCGAACGGTGTTCTCTTCAGGTGATAAACTTGTGTCTTCAAAGAACGCCGCCATCTTTTCGTCCGCTTGGTTTTGCAAAGTTTCGACTTCTTTTGTTGTGTCACCTATAACTTGGTCGGGATTTTCTCCTAGTAAACCCTCGTATTCCTGATACTCATTGGGAACTGAAGTTTCTATGTCTACTGGCTCGGGTCCTAATTCTTTGCCTTCTATCTTATTAAAAGCCCGTTCTATCCACTGCATTTCAGAATGTAGCCCTACTCGTTCGATTAAATCACTGTAGACATTATCGTTCGCCTCTAAAAAAGACTCATCTACTAAACGCGCGACTGTTGCGTAGTCGAAGTCTGTGGTGTTTTTGATTTTGGTGATTAACTTCCTACGCGTATTTAATTGATTAGCCGTATTAACCGCGCCACCCATAAGACCGCCTACAATCATAGACGCTATATCGTCGGTCATATCTTCTTTCCAATCACGTTTCCTAGCCCCAGTCCCTACCTCAAACTCCGTCTGTATACGCTGTTGCAAGCCTTCTGTTACGCCTTCAACAACAATACCCTCTACCCCTTCCGCTACCGCCGCCGCTAAAGATTTGCCCACCGCTTTAGCAACAAGAGGCCGAAAGCTCGAACTTAAGAAACTAAAAGACGCAAAATCTAAGGACGCAACGGGTATAGCATATAATTCACTAGTAGTATTAATGTACTCGGGAGAAAACCCTGCGTCGGTTAAAGTCCTAATCATAGTAGCTTTTTCAGGGACATACGACGCTGCGAAACCAGCGGTTGTGTAACCCAGAATCGCACCGCCCACCCCGCCTAAAGCACCGCCGACTAATGTTCCCGCGGTCCTAGCCGCAATCTGATTTAAGATAGACGCCCCGCCGCTACCAATACCCGCTTTTACTTTAGTCCCGAGGCTTGCGTCTTCTTGTAATTCGTCTCCCGCAATCCTATTACGGATAGCAATACCGAAGTTGCGTATCTTTTCGCCCACAAACTGCTTCGCTTTAGCTGTATTCCCGAAAGTAAAATCTTGGTACTTTGCCGGAACACCCGGAATTTGCCTAGCCTCTTGCAAACGTCCATTGAAAGATAGAATCTCCCCTGGCGCTTCTATTGATGAATACACTATCTGGTCCATAAGAGCTTTGCCCACGACACCCCAAGTTTTATTAGACTTATCTATGTCTATATGTGGCAACGAATTAAAACCTTCTAACTCGTCTTCATCCATATACGACAAAGTATCCTGATAAGAAGTTACCGGAGTCTCCTTAGCATCAATTTCATAGATGTTTTCTTCAGCCATTATTTACCCATCTTTTCTATCATTTCTGGAGGTACATAATACGTCAACTTACCTGTGTCAGGATTAACCCCTTTAAACTTTATAATCTTCCCACCCCAACGGATAGTTTGATTATACCGTATTGGCGCCCCCGTTTCTGGGTGCTTAAACACCGCGTATCTATTAACAAAGCTCACGGGATTTCGTTCGTCTGTATCAAAAAGAAAACTCTGGGCCTTTTTCTTAGCGTCCCTATTGTACACTTCCATCTGGTCGTCGGGAATATTATTTAGCGCTAGAGTATACTGTACTAATAGGTCTTCTCTTAACTCCTGCTTACCCGTATCGTCTAAATCTTTCCGGCCCTCCACATAATTATTAATCTCTCGATAGCCATAGTTGTATACATCTTTCGGGTCGCCCCAGCCTAACTTATGCCTCCCGGCTTCCTGCAAAGTCTCAGTTAAAGACTTAGAACGATACTTAACCGCGCTTTTACCACCCGACATTTTAGCTTTTAAATCAGTATCCAATAAGGCTCTTTTCTTGGCATAGTCTTCTTCTTGGATATCCCCCGAGGCATATAACTGTTCAAGTTTACCGTATATAGATAACACATCATCATAATCTTTAGACGAAGGCTTCTTCTTCTCGAGACCTTTATTGTTGAGGTACATCTTCCACCGCGCGTCAAAGTCAGTCAATAAAGCCCGTCGGTTTTTATCGTACTCTGGCGTAGAGGCTTTATGCAAATTTAACGACACCTTGTATTCAGCTTTTAGACCATCTATATAATCTTGGGTATAAATTAAGTTACCTTGGCTGTCTAATTTACCTGCGTTCATTTCTGCTATCTGTATACTCCGAGCTATCTCCGCGGGGGTAATGCTCTGGTCAATAATGCGGTCGTGTATATCCGCTAACCCTACAGAAGAAGTAATACGTGAATGATAGAGCTCTAATTGTGAATCAATTAGCATAGTCTGTTCAGCTAGTTTAATATATGTCTTAGTTTCTTGCGGGGTTAAGATTTTCTGATACTTGTCGGTAGAAGTCAAATCGGTCCAAACTCTAGCCGCGTCTACGGAAATACGGGAACTCATAGCGCTAGTTATTACTGACTTACGTGTGCTCTCGCCTAGCGAGATAACCGAACTTTCGTCTAATAAAGCTCTAGCCCTTTGTTGCTGTGAAACAATATTCATACCGTCGTCAGTAGGCGTTATATCACGACTGACTATTTCTGCTAGGGCTTCTGGCGACTCTGTCGACTCCCCTAGCAATGCTAAATCTACAAAACCTTTCTTAAGATTGTCCACGTCTATTTCTAGCCCGCGTTTAGCCGACCACTCCGCCGCGCCCACACTAGCGTCGGCCATAAAAGCACTTGATATCCGCTCAAAAGACTCTTTGGTCTTTGACTTTAAATTACCACTATATCGTTCGTATAATTTTATAGCGTCTTGTTTAAGCGTCTCCGCGTACCCATCCGGGTTGTTGAAAAACTCCCGTCGTCTTTGGTCCTGTAAATTTACATAATCAAACTTAAAATCGCCCATCCTAGCAACAGCTTCTATATCAGCTATAGCTTGCTCCCTCTTGTCAAGAGCGGCGCCTAAATTAGACAACCCCTTGGCAATTATCTGTCCGGACTGGTCTTCCGAAATACCGCCTGTCGGCATAGATGCAAAATTCCCGCCACTGTATTCTGTTATGTTACCTCTTGGCATAATTACCTCACAATTCTAACGAACCTATGTCTAAAATACTTTTTATAATCGCTGCCCTACCTTCGTGAGCCGCGTTACGTGCATTGTGCGCGCTAATCCTGAAAGCCTGGTCCCCCGCCTGCATATACGAATCCGCCTGGGCTTTAGCTAACTCCATTGTTCCTTTCAAGACCAACAGCGGTGTCCCGACTAACTTAACCCCTGAACTTATATAGTCCATAGCTTGTCTTGCCCGTGTTCTGTACGCATTGCTTTTAATTAAAGAAGCTTTCTGATAATAGCCTTGTTGGTCAAAAATACCTTTTTCTAAATACGCTTGTGCTGTATCAATAGACCCAATAAAAGAAGTTACACCCGAATACGCAGAACCAAACTGAGCCGTGTCTTTTCCTAAATCTAAATCAAAAGTTTTGCCAAACGCTGTATACTTCATTACTGGTCCTCCTCCGCGTCAATATCAAAATATAATATCATAGCTAATACTGTCATAGGAAAAGGTTTATCTTGTATTATACAAAGACGCTTTTCTTCCTCCGACCTATCACGATTAGACGCCTCTTTTAGCCCGGTAAACAAAGGTACTGGTAAACCATACCTACTTAACTCTGCTGACCTATAAACTAACTCATTAACTTTATAAAAAGACGTACCTACTTTTCCGCCCAAAGTATTTCTTACTTTCAATCTTATCTTATTCATATTCTTATTACGGCCTTGCAAAGACCGTCCGCCTACTGAAACTTCCAAATCTGTAGTACGTATAAAGCCTTTGTACTTGTATCCTAGTATAACATATCTTGCAACATATTCTAATGTAATAGTACCATTAGTAACTACTACGTCTGCGTGTTCTCCACCGTCGGCAACTACACTAACTGTTTCGCCTTCCAAATGGTGAATCCCGGAAACAGTATCAGCCGCTAGATACCACCCACCAGCAGGAATGTCAACGGTAGAGAAAGTTTCGTCAACTCTTAGTGTAACTTCAGTAGAAGAAGTGTATCCGACAATTTCTCCTGTGCCTGTTTCTTCGCCTGTTAAATACTTTATCTTTATTTCTTTGCCTATATCGCTTGCAGAAAATACCGCTGACCCAGCCGTAGCCGTAATAGCACTACCCGATACAGCAGATAAGGTTAGGGTAGTATCTTGTGTGTGGTCAAGATAAACGGAACAATCTAAGCGATTAAACTTTTTCTGTTCTTCAAATAATAACTTATCATACTTTAATTTGTCCGACGCTTCGCTGTCCTCGTCGGTAAAATAATCCATAGGATTAGGTAGCGTAGGGTCGACTGAAAGATATTCTAAGTATCGTCTAGTCTGACCGTTGATAGTGCGCTCAACAAAAACACCCACTCGGTCTATCCCAGTAGAGCTTGTTTCGGTTACTACACTTAAAGCTTTACCGCCCCCGCCTAAATCAATCTGTGTCCAGCCTGCGACTTCTTGTTGTTCAAGTAATGAACAAGCTAAAAGCGCCCCATCCGCCCGAACAACATAAACTAAATTAGGTCTCCCGCGAGCGTAAGCAATTTGTACGATACCGCCTGTTGTCATTTCCTCCGCTAATAGTGTTTTATCAAAAGAAGTGAAATCATCTTTCTCTACACTATACCCAAAACTTCTTAAATTAAGCCCACCTTGCTCAACATATATTGTTTGGTTTTCCACAAAGATAGGCGCAATAGCCGCGCTACCAATACTAGAAATAGGGGTCGCAAGGATATTAGTTGGTGTTATAGCCGCGCCGTTGGCACCGCCATTTATTCTGTAAACTCCACTCGTAGTACCCGCAATTAAGAAAGTTGGGTTACCACTAAACCAGAGTATTTTATGTGTCTCTAAATTCTGCGCGGATAAGATATATATTACTGCGTTAGTAGCCGCGGTACCTGTCGTAAAATCATTATACTGATTAGCACCCGAAGTAGTGTTGGGAGCTTTAGAAAGCCAAAACGCATCTGGCTCGTCTTTAGTCGAACCCATAGCTATACGTCCACCGTAAAAACCCACCGCGCCGGGGAAATCCCCAATACGGTTAAAGATGCTACTTAGATAGTAAACATTACCCCCCGAAGTATATGTAGTGTACCCAGACGTATCCACATCATTACCCTGCTCGTCCATCAAACTGAAAGAATTAGCGTTTATTTTCTTTACCCAAAAATATTTGCCGTTAAGTTCCGTCATGCCACCAACGCTAGCGAAAGTAACTTTATCGTTAGTTATAAGACCGTGTGACGCTGCGGTAATTACACCAGGGTCTGCTTTAGTCGCAGCGGTAACCGCCTTACCCGCGCGTTTAACTAAAGCTACATCACCTCCGTTTTCATATACCGGAAAACTGCTGGCGTTTATGGTCGCGCCTGCGAGTGTGGTTAAACGGAACACCTTAGGATTGCCGTCCTCTGCTTCTACAAGGCGCCAATCCTTGTCATTAAAATGTGTCATTCCGTTAACATTAGTTATACGAACGATGTCCCCCGTTTTAAACCCATGATTAGTAGTGATTTCAAAACTAGGATTATCCTCGCGGTGTATATCCCATATAAATTTAGTAGACGAATATCTATCGTATGTTGAAAAAGCCCAACTCGTCGGACTTGTATAAGTAAGTTTTCGTGGTTCATAATCCTGGTGACAAATATACATAACATCTTCAGTACCCGCGTATTGTATCTCTTTAGCTATTTCAATAGGGTATGGCGAGTCTATCTCATACACCCTTGCCACGGTTCCGCCAGAAGCATAAGCTGTATAAGCTGAAGTATCAATATCGTTCCCGTCTATATCGGTTAAAGTAAATGTATGAGTGGTTGCGTTGGCTACTAAGAAAAACTGCGCATTAAGTTCAGTCATCCCGACTACGCCCGCAATATACACTTCGTCGTCGTCGTTGAATCCGTGGCTTGTTGAAGTCACTACACCTGGGTCCGCGGCGGTAATACCTGAAATGACTTTAGCGGTTTCTAAAACAACGCCCCCGCCTGTATGAAAACGAATTTTATAATCAGTAAATTCAAGAGAATAAACGGTTTCTAGATTAAAACGGTATGGTAAACCCCAAACATCTTGGTTAAGCCTCGTATGCGCCCCATATTCAAAACCCTGCCTAAAGAAGAGCCCGCCAGTTAAAAGCGGAATATATTGTCTTAATACCTCAAGACCAGTTTTGTAAAAGGGTCGGTCTGTTCGCGCCCAAAGGTTAGGGGCTATTTCACCGGAAGAAAAACTTTGTAATGTCGCATTAAATTCCATTATTAAAAAAGGTGTACACCATCACTTAAAGATGACGACCGACCTCTCCTTTTAGCACTAGCCAATGGGCTTACATATCTCTGCCTAGGATGATTTTCTTGACCATTTTTAGAACGGGCTTTAACTTCCCATCGGTCTCTATCCTTATCTATTTTCTTTGTACTCTTATTTAACCCGGAAATTTGGTTAGCTAAAACTATGGCTAGTTCGTGTACTAATAACATTGTAAACAAAGGGTCAAACTTTTGTACATTTTCGATATTCCAAATGTACTTGATGTTTAAAGTTGACGCGGCTCCATTGTTGATAAGGATTTTATCGCCTTCAATAGAATAGTCTGTCTCGTAATCCTCGTCTATATCTTCGCCGATAAAAACTAAATTAACGTAATCGTCGGGGAGTTGGTATTCGTCAGCGTATTCTTCTGGCGTACCACTACGGGAAATGCTTGCTCTTTTCTTTGCGAAGTTCCAAGAGAAAGCTCTTAAGACAGCTTGCCTAGTGATGTCATACCACTTTGAACAAACCTCCTCCTCTTCGTTCTCTGGCTCTTCTATGTTCGTTACGACTATATCCGACTTTAATAAACTGAGGGCTAGATTACAAATGTCAACCTTATCTGCGGGTAACCCCATAATCTAGCCCTCCGTTTTTTCTCTTAGTCTATATACTCAATAATCCCAGAAATCGAACCTATGTCTGTTCCTGCTGTGTTACCAGTTATCGCGATGTCAAAAGCCCCATACTTAATGGCTTCTGCCGCTGTCAACCCTGCTATCAAATACGCCTCTTTACCAACATTCGCTGGGTCTGGTACATACTCTTCAGTCAAGGCCGCAATACCGGCGTGCGGGTCAAGACCATCTTTTAAACAATCTTTGTCAATCGCGTCCCCGCCTGTTTCTTTTGGCTTGTAAAAACCAATGTCAATTTCTGTTAAACTAGCTATGGCATCGCAAGCGAAAACCACACTTCGGATTATTGCATAAGGCGAAATACGCCCTACACGCCAAACTGAAGCATCAATATCGTCAGCCGCTTTCTCAAAAGAGAAAGGTATCTGCCGAACTACGCCCCCGTTAACACGAACGCCTCTATCGACGTCCGCCTTAACACCCGAGGCATTATGAGTAATGAAATCATTATAAGCAGCCATACTCTTTTCCTCCTTAAGGGGTTAATCTAATTCTCTGTAAACGGACACCTGCCGACCGGACAGCGCCTAATTCTTTGATAACGTTAATGATTGTTGTCTCTACTTTTGTTGGGTGGTCTTTTACTTCGACTACTCGGTCTAAAGAAATACCAAGAACAACGCCACGTGATGCAAGAGCAAAAGATATTCTTTCTCCGCCTACTGTCTCTAGTATCGGGTCAGTAATATTTGAGCCCGCGCCAAACGCAACAAAATCCATACCCAAACCTTGTTTGATTATCCCTTTATCAATCACATACTTAGAAGAATAATCTGAGCTTGTTAACTCTACCTCGCTCATTAAATCTGTATGCTCGTCGCCAGAGATACCTATTGCTATAGGGATTTCTCCTTGATTGCCAACTTCTGCATCGATAAATTGAGCACGAATTGCTAACAATATCTCATACGTGAAACCAGAAGTACCATCAACTGATACCACACCATCTGATGTATAGCTTACTTCGGTTGCAAAATTTCGGCCAGTGTAAACTGTTGCGAACATTGCGTCATAAATTATACGGTCTGTTTCTCTCTCTAAAGCAGCTATACAAAGCATAGCTAATTCGCTTGTTGGGTTTGTTAACATACCTCGAACATTTTTATTGTCCACTAAAAGTGTAACAACAATTCTGTCACGAGATAATTTTCTACGTGTGAAAGATGCTGCAACTGGTTGAATATCCGGGTTAGTGCCGTTTGCGTGATACGCTGCCACTTCAGTATGGCCATCATAGGCAAAATCATCCCCAGAGATAGTTATCCGATTAACATAAGGCATAAGCCTTGTTGTCATCTGTTGCTCGCGGACGTCCATAGCAGAACTAAATTCTGTAATTTGAACTGTGTCCCAAGACATATTTATCTCCTAGATTATCTAGTAATATTTCTCAACCTAAACGGTACCCGGCTCTCCCCACCGGACGGCTAGATTTGAGCGATGTCAGTTATCTTTCTCTCGGTACCCGGTAAACCGGACGAGATTCCAATGTCACCGACAATTTAAATTAACATATCCTTTTTCATTTGTCAATAAAAATTAAAGTATTTTTCTCATCCGCGCACGGATGTCTTCCATTTTAATATTTAACTCTTTATTTTTTACTCTGTCTTTGTAAGGGTCTAAATATGCCGGGTCCTTTTGTATCTCTTGCATTTCTTTAACAAGAGACTCTTTAGTATCTTGAGCCGTACCAGAACCTCCGCTACCACCAGAACGATACGGGTCTTCACCGGTATATTTTCTAACTACGCCATCGGTAATACCAAGTACAAGTGCTAAAGTTTTAGAGTCCAATTCGTTAACTAAAGGGCGCATAGCTTCTGGGATAGTCGTAGCCAAAAACTTCTTGCCGTTCTCTAAAACTAAATCTTTCTTGTCCCCGAACAACTGTGTCGTAGT